CGCAGATGAGACAGTCATCAAGGGCACAGCTCGTTACGACGGTAAGGTCGTAATCCCTGCCGCTTTCGTAGCTATGGGACTCGGTGCAGCTCCCAGCGCTTCAGGCGTAACATTCGCAGAGGACACAGCAAACGCAGTAAACCCCTGATGGGCCTCACGGCAAATAGTGCCGTAACCGCTGAGGCCTTAAACCCCGACGGTGAGAGCGAAGTCGCAGAAACAACCGAGACGGTAAAAGCGACAACGACAAAGAAGACGACAAAGTCTTCAACAACAACGAAGTAAGACGGAGGGCACCGACATGGAACTTGACACCGAGAGACTCGAAAGGATCCTGGCGGCCGTAAAGGTCGACCTCGGGATCACGTCGACAGCGTACGACGTAAGACTCAAGGCTTACATCGAGGCTGCAGTTGGAAACATGGAGCGGCAAGGCGCAGACCTTTCACTGGAAACCGCAGAGACCAACCAGCTGATCACAGCTCACGCAAGCTGGCAGTGGAGAACGAGAGACACCCGGGAAGGGATGCCGCGTGCCCTTCGCTTTTCGCTGAACAATCTCATCTTCTCCCAGAAGATGAAGACAGGAGGCTAACATGGCATACGGAGTAGACTGCACGATCAGCCTGGTCGCGCGGACGTCGATCGGGAGGAATCCCAAAGGTCAACCGATATATTCATCGACGAAGCGTGAGGTCTTCGCGCGGGCCGAGTCCGTGAACCGTGATGAGTTCTTCGAAGCCGGGCAGGCAGGGATCCTGTCTTCCTGGCTTTTCATTATCAATCCGGTGGAGTACACAGGGGAGCTGCTCATCGAGTACGAGGGCGCGACCTACAGGATCTACAGGACCTACCGGAGAGCGATGGATGAGCTGGAACTCTACGCCTCAAAGGAGGTGGGCAACTATGGGACAGATGATAATTAGTTCCAGGAACCCGAAGAAGCTGACACAGGAGGTTCAGGGAATTCTGAACCAGATCCCGGGAGCGTGCTCTCTGGCCTTTGACGAGGCGGGGAAGCTCGCGGGCAAGCATGCAGCGGACAAGCTCAAGCAGACGACTCCGAGAAGAGTCGAGAAGTGGTCATACAAGAAGGTGGACAAGGTGTGGACGATCTACGCCCCGAAACCGTACTACAGACTGACACATCTGCTGAACAACGGACACCGAATCGTAGTACACGGTCGGATGGTCCCGGGCAAGACGAAGGCCTACCACTATGTAGAACCGGTTGAAGAGATGGCGAAGCAGGAGTTCGAGGAATACTTCGAGACAGCCTGCGAGCTAAAGTTCGAGGAGTTGACACGATGACGATTGAAGATTTTTACACACGCATCTCGGAGGCGTTCCCGACAGTTCCTGTCTTTTTCGAGGTCATAGACGTCGAAGAAGGCGATGAACTGCCGCCCGATTATATGTTCTTCGAGAGTGGGACGACGGTCGGATTCGGAGCAGACAACCAGACATACTGGTCATCGACTCCCATCGAACTGATGGCCGTCCAGACTAACCCGATCAAGAACGACGACCGACTCACGGAAGAGCTCGAAGAGTTCCTTCATCTGAATCGGTTCCAGTTCACGAAACAGGTGGCCAATGACACGGAGATCCGGGCCACGGTCACCACATACACATTTTATATTTGAGGAGGCAAAAGCCATGGCAAACAAGGTATTACTCGGACTCGAAAACGTTCACTGGTTCGAGCTCACAGAGACCATCACAAACGGAGAGGTCTCCACAACCTACGGCGCAGCACACAGCTGGCCCGGTGCCGTTAAACTCGCGATGGATCCTGCCGGAGACGGTGATCCGTTCTATGCAGACAACGGCATCTATTTTATGCCCGGCGATAATGTCGGCTATTCTGGCACGTTTGAGAACGCCCTCATCCCTGAGGATCTCGAAGAGTATGCACTCGGCCAGACGGTTGACGACAACGATGTAATGGTCGAGACATCGCAGGGACAGAAGAAGGCGTTCGCACTGACGGCAGACCTCACAGGAGACGAGAAGGCACGCAGGATCGTGTTCTATAAGTGCTTCCTGACGAGACCCTCGGTCAACGCTCAGACAAGAGCCGACAGCTCAGCACCTCAGACGAACAGCGTCACACTGACAGCCGTTCCTCGTGCTGACTACACATCCATCAAGCGTGGTACAGAGACAGTTCAGGAGCACCTCACAAAGGCGGCAACAACTGCATCGACAGACGACACCACATACGCTGGATGGCACACGGCACCCTACACACCCGAATATACATAATCGGGAAAACAACAAAAACCACGGACACCCTCGGCCAATCGGCCGGGGGTTCTTCGTGTATATCCACAGGAGGATTCAATCATGTTCAAGATAATCGAAAGCAAGGGGCAGAAGTTCGAGCTGACGGTCAACTCAGCAACGCCCCTTTTATATAAGCAGATCTTCAAGTCGGAAGTCACTCAGGAACTGGCAGGCGTGGACATCAAGACATTGAGCCAACTGAGCAAGAAGACACAGGAAGACGGACAGACTCAGGAAGAGCAGGCACAGGAGCTTCTGACACAGGCACACGACATCCTCAAGCTCACGGACATCTTCATCAAGCTCGGCTTCGTGATGATCCGGCAGTGTTTACCGTTCCAGGAGTACTGGAACCGGACGAGCTATGACGACTATGTCGAGTGGAGAGCGATGAACTCCACACAGACTCTGATGACACCCGAGTTCATCGGAGGCGTGGCTCAGCTCTGGGCGGAAGATCAGAAGGGCAATGCGCAGCCAAAAAACTGAGTCAGCCCACAAGCAGAGAAGTGACCAGTGAACTGATCCTGCTCCGAGCGCTTCAGCTCGGGCTCAGGATCCCTGATCTGGTCCTCCTGTCAGGTGGGCAACTCACCGATCTGATGATCGAGAAAAACAACGACAGTTATGACTACCCGAAGAAGGCGACCACACAGGACTATGACCGCATGTTCGGAGGGTAAGAAGGAGGGAACATGGCAAGCAAGGCGATCAAGGGCATCACGATCAAGCTCGACGGCGACACCGGGGACCTGACCTCATCGCTTAATGAGGCGGACCGTTCGTTAAAGAGTGTGGAGAACCAGCTCAAGGCGGTCGACAAGGCTCTCAAACTGGATCCGACGAACCTCGACCTGATCCATCAGAAGCAGGACCTGCTGAACCGAGCCATCGAAGAGACGAAGAACAAGCTCGACATCGAGAAGCAGGCAGCGGAACAGGCAGCACAGGCGCTCAAGGATGGGACCATCACGCAGGAGCAGTACGATGCACTGCAGACGGAGATCCAGAACACGACCACAGAGCTGAAGAAGCTCGAGGACCAGGCCAAGCAGTCGAGCTCAGCGATGGGCGAGGCGATGACGGCTGCCGGAGATAAGATCCAGGCGGTCGGTGAGAAGGTCACGGACGTCGGCAAGAGTCTCACGACAAACGTCACAGGTCCGATCGTGGGAGTGGCGGCTGCATCGATTGCGGCGTTCAACGAAGTCGATGGGGCTCTGGACCAGATCGCAGCGAGAACCGGAGCAACCGGGACGGCGCTGGAAGAGATGGAAGACATCGCGAAGGGAATCGCCACAACGATCCCGACATCGTTCGGGACGGCATCTCAGGCGGTCGCGGCAGTCAACACCCGGTTCGGTGTAACCGGGAAGACCCTCGAGGATCTATCGACTCAGTTCGTCAAGTTCGCAGAGCTGAACGGCACGGACGTCACGACAGCCGTCTATTCAGCCCAGAGCGCACTTGCAGCATGGGGGATGGATGCGAGTGAGGCTGGAGCCTACCTCGACTATATAAACACCATAGGACAGCGCACAGGGGCATCCGTGGATGACCTGAACGATAAGATCGCAGCCAACGCGGCCACGTTCCAGGACATGGGCTTCAATATTGCGGACGCGGCTGAGTTCCTGGGACAGGTCGAACTATCAGGAGCAGACGTCAGCACGGTCATGACCGGTCTGAGAAAAGCACTCGATGATGCCTCAGCTTCAGGGATGCCTCTGAGCGAGGCTCTGGCACAGCTCCAGACCGACCTGCAGAACGCCGAGACGGATGCAGACGCGATGCAGCGAGCCATCGATCTGTTCGGTACCCGAGCGGGTCCTGCGATGGCCAATATGGCGCGACAGGGAAAGGTCTCGTTCAGTTCCCTCAATTCAGATCTGAACAGCTACCAGGGCAACATCACGACCACATACGAGACCACACTCGACGGCACGGACAAGATGAGCGTCGCGATGAACGAGGTCAAGCTCGCAGGAGCAGAACTCGGAGCATCGGTCGCGGATGCACTCGTTCCGATCATGGAAGGTCTGGCGGATATTCTGTCAGATCTGGCGGACTGGTGGGACGGACTCGATGAGAGTCAGCAGAAGGTCATCCTGACCATCGTGGGCATCGTGGCAGCGCTCGGACCTCTCCTGGTTATCCTCGGCACACTCATCACGAACGTCGGAGTCGTGGTCGGAGCCTTCGGAACACTCTCGACATTCATCACGGCCACGTTGATCCCGGCACTCACGGCAGCGGGGACGACCCTGACGGTCACCGTCATCCCGGCGGTTGTCGCGGCGGCTCCAGTCATTCTGGCAGTAGTCGCAGCGGTGGCGGCGGTCATCGCGGTGGTCGAAGCGGTCAAGAGTGTCATCGAGAACAGCGACGCGTGGATCGGATTCTTCACGGATCTGTGGAACAACCTCATCGGCACGCTCCAGAACGTCTGGGATGCCATTACATCGACGGTCGCAAATATAGGCGACTGCCTATCTGGTCTATGGGACGACATCAGCGGTGGCTTCCTGGATCTGCTCGGAGACGCGTGGAGCTGGGGCGTCGACCTCATCCAGGGATTCATCGACGGCATTAAGTCGATGGCAGGCGACCTCTGGGACACGGTCTCGGATGTCGCAGGAGATGTCAGGGACTTCCTCGGGTTCTCGGAGCCGAAGAAGGGACCGCTCTCTAACTTCCACACATACGCACCCGACATGATTGACCTCTGGAACGAGGGCATCAGGCAGAACCTGCCGAGCGTCCAGAAGTCAGCATCTGACATGGCAGCAGCTGCAGCATCGCCACTCGAGACAACAGGTTCACAGCTCCAGGGCATCAGCGGACAGCTCGACACACTCGAGATCGGAGCATCACCTGTCAACGTGGCGGCCAACATATATCTGGGCAACAAGCTCATACAAAGGCAGATCGTGAACACGATCGCCGATGCGGAGTATCTATCAGGAGGTGGCTTCTAATGGCACTGGGCAATCATTACATTCAGATCGCCAACTATACACTGCCGAACCCTCGGTCGTTCAAAGTCAACTATCAGAACATCGAGAACTCGAAGATGATGGAAGACGGCCGTGATGTGACCTACGTCCAGAGGCTCGAGAAGAGGGTCTGGGACACAAAGTTCCAGGTCACGGACTACTGGCGCGACATCTTCAGAGACCTCGGCAGTCGTTCGATGGTCTACGCCAGCATCGACGGTGAGTCCATCTCGGAGGTCAGGTTCAGGATCAAGGACGAGAGTCTGCAGGAAGGCTCCGAGTTCATTCGGGAGACGGACGGACTCTGGACGATGAACATCCAGATCATAGAACGATAAGGAGGGGCACATGTACCCGGCAAGCATTAACTATCAGGCGGCGACCTACTACGGCACGCAGTTCTGGCACGTTCGAGGGACAGCCGGAGGACCGGGAGGCACGACCATCAACGATGACTACATCATCGCAGGCTCGATGGAGTTCTCCAATCAGGCGAGCGACGCATCGGACATCATCCTCGGCGCTCGCTTCATCGGTGAGCTGACTATCTCGATCGAGAGGAAAGCGGCCTACAATCTGAGGAATCAGTGGATCGGCACGGTTCTCAACCTCGAGATCGGACTGGCAACCAATCGCGGAAGAGACGAGGACATTGAGTGGATCCCTCTCACACCGTACACAGTCACGGAGGCAGAGTGGGACTACAACGGCGTCCACCTCAAGGCAGTCGACAACATGGCGAAGTTCGACAAGGCGGCGACCTTCACCGTCACAGGCGGCTCGCTGTACGCGCTCCTGAGTTTTATCTGCGGCAAGGCAGGAGTCGAGCTCGGGATGACCGAGGCGCAGCTGAGGGACTTCCCGAACGGCACCAGGACACTGGCACTCGATCCGAACGGACAGGGAAGCATCAAGACCTATCGAGATATGCTCTCCTGGCTGGCACAGGCGGCGGCATCGTTCGCCACGATCGACAGGCAGGGGCGTCTGGTCCTCCGAAGATTCACACGAGAGACCACGGATGCAGATATTCAGATCCGACCGTTCAAGCGATACCAGGGCGGAACGTGGTCAGACTTCAAGACGAAATACACAGGCATCTCGATCGTGGACTCTCAGGACAACGAGACCAAATATTATCACGTTGACCCGGATGACGGTTTGACGATGAACCTCGGGTCGAATCCGTTCCTGCAGCTCGGACTCCGACAGGCAGTCCGGGAGATGCGAGAAGAGATCCTCAACGAGGTCGTGAACATCCAGTGGATCCCGTTCGACATCACGACGGTCCCGGATGCGACCATCGACCTCGGAGATGTGGTCGACTTCTTCACGGCCCCGAACTTCGCACAGAGCCCGAAGGGGATGGTCATGGGCTACACCTACAAGCTCAACTCGGGACTTCAGATCGAGGGCTTCGGAAAGAATCCGGCACTGACATCGGTTCAGAGCAAGGTCGATAAACAGATCGCGGGCATCATGTCGAACATGAGTAACACGGTCGTTCATTATTTTTCGTATGAGAACGCGGAAACGCTCAACGTCGGAACGGCTGCACCGGTAAGAGCGGCGACGATCGCCTTTGGTAACTCAGCCGAGACTGACGTCGACATCTGGCACGAGTTCAAGTACACGGCAGACGTCACAGACAGCGCGATGAAGGTCTACGCCTATTATTATCTCGACGATGTGCTTCAGGACTATCAGCCGGTCGACACGATCAGCGAAGACGGAGAGCACATTCTGGGGCTACACTTCCACATCGGCAATCTGGCAGCGAACGGACTCCACTCGTGGCGTGTGGACCTGAAGACAGCCGGAGGCACAGCAGAGATCCTTCCCGGAGATGCGCACGTCGTACTGAGCGGCGTCAATCTGGGAGCAGGTTCGGAGTGGGACGGCAGGATCACAGTCGAAGATCGTGTTCCTCTGTATGTTCTCAACGGCATCAGCGCGGTCAGTCTGCAGGATTCGATCAACATCACGAGACAGGTCCCTCAGAAGGCACAGTTCTCGGATCAGGTACCCGGCACGAACATCAACGGCGTCAGCCTCGTGGGAGTCACGGATCAGATGTACATCGAGGTCCTCTCTCCCGAGTGGTTCCAGCACGCAGACGAGGGACTATACGCATCAACGGACGACAGCCTGACGACAGGCTTGATATAAAAGGAGGCATCACATGGCATTTTCTGGTTTTGTTAGGAAGGTCTGGCAGGACCGCGTGAGCGAGTTCCCACTCAGGAGGCGACTCACGGACACGACCTCGGGAGTATCTCAGCAGGTCACGGTCGCAAGAGATGAGGGAACCGTCACCACACAGGGCGACACCTTCGACGCGGCGAACATGAACGGACTCGAGGCGAGGATCGCTTCATCGTTCACCGAAGACGAGGCGGCGATCGGAAACCTCGCCAATCTGACCACGACGGAGAAGTCGAACCTGGTCGGAGCTGTCAATGAGGTCAAGGCATCGGTCCCGACTTTCGTGCCGGAATCTCTGGGAGACCTCGACAATGTTCAGCTGTCAACGAGTGGCATCCCGGGCGGTTCGGTCCTCTCATTTGACGGAAGCGACAGCACATGGAAGAACAAAGAACTTCCGGCGTCAGATGTGACATTCTCAGCCGGTCAGATCGTGCAGAGTACCAACGTCCAGAACGCGATCGACTTCATCGCAGACGAGATGGACGCGATGCAGACCAACAAGGTTGACGTGGATGACTTTTTCTTCCAGAACAACGAAGAGTTCGCATTGACTGGTGGCATATACGCAGGATCAATCACAGGCGGCTCGAAAAATATCTATTTTTTCATCCCGCTTCCGAAAAGCACGACGAACATCTCGAGCGTCACGGTCAGCGGCAACTGGTTTATCAGAGGTGTCAGCGGACATATTTTGTCAAATGCAACATTGGCATCAGCAGGAACAGTCACACCAACACTTTGTGCAGGAGGCGTGCAGATTCTTCTGGAGATGAGTACAGCTCATTCGACATTGACAAATACACCATTAACAGCTCTCGCATGGACAGGTGCAAAGCTCAAGTTCACAGCGTAAGGGAGGAAGGACAACATGAACGATTCAATCAAGAAGAACAGCCTCAGCTCGGTTAGGATCCCGAAGCTGAAGGGACACACGAAGATCACCCTCACGGATGTCAAGACAGGCGAGGTCAAGGTCGTGGAGAAGGACAACATGGTCACAGGCGCGATCGCGGCCATCTTCGCGAACAACTACGCCAACAGTCTAAACACGGCGAACGCGGCGATCATGCCGATCAGGAACCTGTTCGGAGGCGTTCTCTGCTTCAATCAGCAGCTCACGGAGAACAGCGGGAACATCTTCCCGCCGTCTGAGACGGAGAATCCTCTGATCGCACACGCAGGCGACCAGATCGACTCGACCGAGGATGCAAACCCGAAACAGGGGCAGAGGAACGGAACAGAGTCCGGGGAGATCACGAACGGCTGGAAGTGGGTCTTCGACTTCACGACATCCCAGGGCAACGGAACCATCTCATCGGTGGGACTCTGCTCAGGAGCAGGCGGCAACGTTGGAACAACACCTACCAAGTCACTATACAATCCGACCATCGTGGCTGATAACTACAATCTCCAGTTCGCGGCATCTGTTCCTCAGATGCTCGATGGTAACAATGTCGACTATACGAAGTATTACCCGATCAAGTACGACAGCGCGACCGGACTGTTCACAGCGGTCTATATCAAGCCCGGCACATCGAGCACGGCCGACGATGCGATGATCCGAAAGATCCACCACGATGTGAGCCTGTTCGGATTGAATCTCGGCGTCAACGACTGGCTCATCGATCACGATGAGAACGACCAGGAGATCGTTCAGCAGGTAGTGTTGATACATGAGTCAGGAACCGGACTTCTGGGGAACAACTACGGCATCTGTACCGATGGCACATACATCTACATTGTGCGCAAGTTTGCATCGAACAAGGTCGAGGTCTGGAAGATCGGAGACGAGGACACGACGTCCGTCACATCGAGGGTCTACACGATCGACGCCGGAAACGTCGGAGAGTTCCCTGCAGATCCTTCCAGGAACTCAACCTACAATAGAAGACGTCCCGGCAAGTTCGGTTATATTCCGATACACGACGGATGTCTCTATGTTCCGACCTCGGACTATTCATCGTTCTACAAGCTCGACCTGACATCAGGAACGGCCACAGAGCTCGAGTCGAACCATGAAGCAGAACCGGCAACCGATGAACCTGCCTACTGGCTCGGCAACGTATGTTACGGTTCGAACTACATCATCAACGGCAATCAGGTCTACCCGATGGCGATCACACCGAAGCCGACATGCTCCAACGGTGGCGACTACTTCCACCACTGCATGAAGCTCGGCAATTCAAATAGCCTTCTGGACACGATCAAGGCCGACAGTTCAGCGAGACCCGGCTACCAGTGCACCACGATAAACGGACTCTATCTGGCGACGATCCAGAACCTATCACAGCCGATCACGAAGTCATCGAGCCAGACGATGAAGATCGAGTACTCACTCACGGAGGTCAGAACATGAAACTGACATGGATCGAGGCCGCCCTCGGAACAATAGGCGGCGCGGTGGCGTGGGCCTTCGGAGGATGGTCGGAGTCTCTGACGACTCTGGTCATCTTTATGGCGATTGACTATATCACAGGCCTGACGGTCGCGGGAGTATTCAAGAGAAGCAAGAAGAGCGAGAGCGGAGCTCTGGAGAGCAGGGCAGGCTTCAAGGGTCTGATCCGGAAGTCGATGGTCCTCCTGGCGGTCCTCGTGGCGTGCAGGCTCGACCTGCTCATCGGGACCGGTTCCTTCGTGAGGGACTCGGTCATCATCGCGTTTATCGTGAACGAGACCATCTCGATTTTTGAGAACATGGCATTGATGGGGATCCCGCTCCCGGAGGCAATCAGGAAAGCGATCGACATCCTCGAGAAAAAAGGAAAAGAGAAGGAGGGCCTAATCGATGATAAGCAACTGCGGACATGACGAAAACGGAAATTATCACGGCGGAGCTGCAGGGGACCAGACCGGCGGAGAGTGGACTCTCCGTTCCTGGTATAACAGACCGTGGGACTGCGTCCTCAGGTACCCGGACAAGAAGGTCGCACAGGCGATCGCGAACGAGGCGATCGATGCGGCCAATAACAACAACGTCGGTTACGACCAGTGGCAGAGACTCACGTTCTGGGAGGAGCTGAGGCGTTCCGACTATAAAGCAGCCAAGATCACGAAGAAGTGCGAGACTGACTGCTCAGCAGGAGGCATGTCGATCGTCAAGGCGGTCGGCTTCCAGCTCGGGATCAAGAAGCTGCAGAACGTTCAGCTCGTGACGACCCACAACATGAGGAAGGAACTCCAGGCGGCAGGCTTCGAGGTCCTGACCTTCAGCAAGTACAGAACAAGCGAGAACTATCTGGAACCGGGCGACATCCTTCTCAATGAGAAGTATCACACGGCGATCGAGGTCGGAACCGGTAAGAAGAAGGAAGAGACAGGAGGCAAGTGCATCGTGGAATTGACAGAACTCAAGAAGGGGATGAAGAGCACAGAGGTCAAGAGTCTGCAGATCCTGCTCAAGGCTGCAGGTTATAAGGGGGCAGACAAGAAGGTCCTCACAATAGACGGATCCTTCGGAGGGAACACGGACTTCGCGGTCCGTGCCTTCCAGAAAGCCGCCAAGCTGACAGTCGACGGAGTGGTCGGCGCCAAGACCTGGGCGAAGCTCATCAAGGGATAAGAGCGGCCATCGGGTGTTCAAGTGGCCAAAAAGTGGCCACGAACACCCGAAAAGCCTATGTTTACTGGTGGGCGCTACAGGGCTCGAACGTGATCCGTTCAGTTCACCCGAACAGTGAAAACCAAGTAAATCAAGGGTTTCGAGCATTTTCGCTTACTCGAAAAAGCCTGAACAAAGCAAAACACAAGCATGAAGTGGCCACGAAAATGGCCACGAAAAAGACCCTCGGGGAGATCCTCGGGGGTCTTTTTTTATTGTTACAATTTCAGGACGCGCCCAGACGCGTCACAGAGGCTCGTTCTCGTTCTGAGGGTAATTCTTCACCCGAGACGCTACTCGACGAAATAGGGGCATCAGACGCGGTCAGAGGGGCAAGTGCGGACTCAAGTGCGGTCGCGATCCTGTTCTCATCGCCATCGACTCGGTGACCGTACACGCCGAGAGTGTCCATTGACTGAGAGTGCCCGACTATTTTCTTCAGCATCGCCTCGGGGACCGTGGCCGACAGGATCGAGACGAAGGTGTGCCTCAGCGAGTACATGGTCACGGCAGGACATCCGATCGCGGTCACGGTCCGCCGGAGAGCCTTCGCAGCCGAGGACTGGGTCGTTCGAGCTCCGACGATATTACAAAAGATCCAGGGCGAGGCGAAGTGCTCGGTCCGTTCCTTCTGGTCGGCTAAGACTTCCAGAGCAGTCCGAGAGAGCGGGACAGTTCTGTGGGCGTTCTCGTTTTTGCCGTCGGTCAGCTCACCGGCTCGATTGATAGAACGGCAGACGTTCAGGCAGCCGTTCTGTAGGTCAGTCCACTGGAGACCGAGAGCTTCTCCCGGTCGGAGACCTGTCAGGAGCATCAGCCGCCACGCGTTTATGTAATGATCGCCGAAGTCATCAGAGAAGAGAGCGCGGATCTGATCCGGCTGCATGATGACCTTCCCGACAGTCGGATGACCCTTCGGGATGTACAGATCGAGCTCAGGACTCGGCACCAGTCCGCAACGGTAGCAGAACCGAACGAAGGCCGAGATGGTCGACCGTATATTCGAGATGGTCTTCGCAGCGAGGACACGACCATCACGACCGGTGACGGAGTTCAAGAGAACCTGCCAATCGTTGAGAGTAATCTCTGAGATGAAGCGGTCGCCCATGGTCGGCAGGATATACAGTCGACCGTCACTCTCTCTGTTCTGGTAATTAGTGGCCGAGACACGGTGCCGGACATCCTCGAGATATTCGGGCCAGACTTCGCTGACCTTCCGATCGGTAACCGGGAGCAGGCCGTTCTCGAAGTCACGGATCTGCTGAAGGACTTCCTGCTTCCCACGGATGCCCGGTCGGTCGGAATAGAACCTCCGACGGATCCCATCTCTCTGAAGGCGGGCTTCCCACCTTTTCGCGGACCGGTTCCAGATAACGGCAGCCATGGTCAGGACCTGCCCTTCAATTTATCGACATAGGCGAGGAACTTCCGAACACGGTCCTCGTTCTCAGGCGATGCCGTGATGTAGTCCACGATCATCTCGAAGTCGGTCGGTTCTGGTTTCTTCTTTTCCTCGAACCATTCGACACCGGCTCTGGTCGCATCGTCTACCGTCAGGCCGAGAGCATCCAGGACAGCCCTGATGGACTCAAACCGATGATATTTATCATTTTCGAGGTTCGACAGGGAAGACTTCGCGATCCCTGAATTTTTCGCGAGATCCGTCAACGTGACACCCTGACGAAGTCGTTCCATTTTGATGTAATCTCCGATTTTCATTTTTATTTTTCCTCCATCCGCTTATTAAGTTAAATATAAATGGAAGTTCGGGAAAATTCAACAAAAATAAAATTTGTTGTTGACAATTAGTGTTTATTCAGGTACATTCGAAGCATCGGAAGAAAACAAACCGAAACAGAGAGAAAGGAGGGAAAACAGATGAAACTGAACAGAGACGCGATCCTGATCAGGATGGCAGAGCTTCAGATCAACCGACGGCAGCTCGCGGAGCGATCCGATCTGAGCTACGTGGTCACATGTGAAGCTCTGCAGAACGGAAGCGCTTCCACGACAACCATCGGCAAGCTGGCTCAGGGCCTGCACATCGAAGTCGAGAAGATCGTGATCAAGTCGCAGGAGGTAAGCACATGAAGGCGGTCACATTCAGCTCATATCCTCGACTACGGAGAGAGTACACGAACGCATACGAGATGGCCGAGGTCATCTTCAAGAGTCCGGCGTACATCTACCAGAGGATGAACGGCAAGAGAACATTCACACATCGCGAGAAGGTCGCACTGCTCGCACACATCGGCAGAGGGCCCGAAGAGATCCCTCAATTCTTCCCGGAGGTATAAGGAAATGACAGGTTACATGATCGGATTGAGCATCGGCATCGCAGGGATGATTCTGGTCACGGCGATTCACATCAGGCACGAACAGGAAATGGCAGAAGAGATCGAGAAGCTCAGGAGCAGACGGATGCGACCGGTTATGGTCGAGCCGATCATTCACTGCCCGACACCCAGAAGGGTCAAGGGTGTGATGGTAGCCAAGGATCCGGAGGAAGGGGCTGACCTATGGACGGACTTCTGAGCATCATCATCGATGAGATCAAGAGACGCCGCAGGAAGGCCAAAGAGAAGCAGGAACTGAACTACACGGTTCCACGGTACAGAGCCCCGATCATGGGGACACAGATCAACCACAGGAGGTCAAACATTTATGATCAAGATTGAGAGCCTCGAACTGGAGAACGTCAAGAGGGTGCATCACGTCAGACTGGAACCCAACGAGAACGGACTCACGGTCATCGGAGGCAAGAACGCACAGGGCAAGACGTCCATCCTCGATGCGATCGCATGGGGACTCGGCGGTGATAAGTTCAGACCGGACGGCGCGAACAATGACGAGGCCAAGACTCCCGCGAAGATCAGCATCGAGCTCAGCAACGGACTCGTGGTCGAGAGGAAGGGATCCAAGGGCGCGCTCTATGTCACGGACCCTTCAGGCAAGCGAGCAGGACAGACCCTTCTGGATGCACTCATCGAGAAGCTCGCACTCAACCTGCCGAAGTTCCTCGAGATGAACGACAAAGAGAAGGCGAACCAGCTCCTGAAGATCATCGGAGTCGAGGAAGAACTCAGCAAGCTCGAAGCGGAAGAGCAGAAGCTCTACAACGAGAGACTGCTCCAGGGAAGGATCGCAGAACAGAAGAAGGGAGCCTTCGACGATCTGGGAGCCTACATCGAGGACGTCCCGGAGGAACCGATCAGCGCGGCCGAGATGGTCAAGCAGCAGCAGGAGATCCTCGCAAGGAACGGACAGAGGATGCAGTGGAAGAGAGACCACGATCAGCTGATGGATGACATCATGAGGGTCGAGCATATCATCGAAGAGAACAAAAAGAGACTGCACGACCTGCAGGAGAGGCTGAAGGTGGTCGAGAAGAGCCCGAACGAGCTCAAGATGGAGTCCACGGCTGAGATCGAGGCATCACTTCAGAACATCGAAGAGATCAACAGGTCGGTCGAGTTCAACCAGAGGAAGAGACAGGCCGAGAAGGAGATGCAGGAGTCTCGCGAGGCATACGATGCGCTCAACCTTCAGGTCGAGGACATCCGAGCCAAGAAGAAAAAGCTCCTGGACGGAGCAGACCTTCCGCTCCCGGATCTATCGATCGAGAACGGTGCCCTGACCTACAAGGGCCACATCTGGAAGGACATGAGCGCATCCGAACAGCTCCGAGTCGCCACGGCCATCATCAGGAAGCTCAAGCCGGACTGCGGGTTCATTCTGATGGACAAGCTGGAGCAGTTCGACATCGACAGTCTGAACGAGTTCGGTTCCTGGCTCGAAGAGCAGGGACTCCAGGTCATCGCCACGAGAGTAAGCACAGGGGACGAGTGTCAGATCATCATCGAGGACGGCTATGCAGTCACAACACAGCCCACACAGCCCACAGATGCCCCAAAATGGACGGCGGGCAACTTCTAAAGGAGAAGAGTCACATGGAGAAAGAATCGAAGCACATCGCGATCATGAGCATCGAAGAGTGGGAGCAGTTCCTCAAGAGGGCGCTCGACAATCAGACTTCTGACACGGCGAAGCTCACCAGCTCGGTCGAGGATCCGGTGCTCAGGAGCATCATTGGAAGCACGGCGGCTCTGACATTCGCCAAGACGATCGAGACCGTCCGCAAGGAACTGTTCCCGGATGCGGAATACTACGAGAACGAGAAGGGAGAAATGAAATGGAGATAACACGAGGCGTTCAGAGAGGCGCACAGAGGGTCTGCATCTACGGACCCGAGGGAATAGGCAAGACCACACTGGCGGCACAGTTCCCGAACCCTTTATTCATCGACACGGAAGGATCAACACGTCACATCGACGTCGCGAGACTCCCGGATCCTACATCGGCAGCTCAGGTCGAGCAGGAGCTGCACTGGGTCGCAGATCAGCCGACCCCGCCGTGCTCGACGGTGGTCATCGACACGGCAGACTGGCTCGAGAAGCTCATCAAGCAGCAGGTCATGGATCAGCTTCAGATCAAGAGCATGGAACAGATGAGCTATGGCAAGGCGTACGTCTACGTCTGGGAAGCCTTCGGACGGATGCTCTCGGCGTGCGATCGCATCATCAAGAGAGGCGTGAACGTGGTCTTCACGGCACACGCAGCCCTCAGGAAGTTCGAGCAGCCGGACGAGCTCGGAGCCTATGACAGGTGGGAACTCAAACTGCAGAACTCGGCGAAGTCCAATATCTGCGCGATGCTCAAGGAATGGGCGGACCTGATCCTGTTCTGCAACTACGAGATCCACACATACAAGACGGAAGACGACAAGGTCAAGGCGTCAGGCGGTCAGCGCGTAATGTACACGAGCCATCACCCGAGCTGGGACGCCAAGAACAGGCACGGACTCCCGGAGAAGCTCCCGATGGACTTCTCCACCATCGCTCACATCTTCCAGGCTCAGCCGGTCACGGTGGAGAGTGTCAGCGTTCAGATCCCTGCCGAGTTCAAGGTTCAGGAAGCACCGCAGAACATCGAAGACATCGAGCTCCCGTTCGAGATCCCTGATCCGGAGCCTGCGGAAGACTTCAGCGGCATCGATCAGAGACTCATCGACCTGATGAAGGGAGCAGGAGTCTCGGTGGCTCAGGTTGAGCAGGCGGTCGTCCGCAAGGGCTACATGCCCGAAGGGATGCCCCTCAAGGACTATCCGAAGGACTTTGTGGACGGATGCCTCATCGGAGCATGGGACAAAGTACTCGCAACAATTAAGTAATAAAAGGAGAGAATCACATGGAAAACAGAAACTACAACGCAAACGAAGACAGAGCTCTGGACTGGGACGAACTGGTCGATCAGGGTCAGGAGTTCACGGTGCTCCCTGCGGGAGTCTATCCCTTCAGAGTTGAGACATGGGCAAGAGCCAGACACGCCACATCGGAGAAGCTTCCCGCGTGCCCTCAGGCGATCCTCACGATCGTCATCGACGGCGGACAGAACGGCACGAGGAAGATCGAGCACAATCTGTTCCTTCACACTAAGACTCAGGGCTTCCTGAACCAGTTCTTCACGGCGATCGGATGCCCGGAAGAGAACGGCAAGGTCCGCATGGACTGGAACAGGGTCACAGGAGCCACAGGCCGGTGTGAGATCTACGTGGACAAATACCAGAGAAGAGACGGCTCACAGGGTGAGTCCAACAAGATCAAGAAGTTCCTCAAGCCTGCACAGGGCATCGCAGCCACGGCACCGACAGCACCTCAGGGATGGAACCCGGGAGCGTTCTGAGATGGAACTGAGACCCTACCAACAGACAGCAGTCGAGAGGATCCACGGCGAGTGGGACGCAGGACGTCAGAAGACGCTCCTGGTCCTTCCGACCGGGACCGGTAAGACGATCACCTTCGCGAAGGTCGCAGAGGATCAGGTCAGAGCTCGGGAGCGGGTCCTCATCCTGGCGCATCGCGGAGAGCTGCTCGATCAGGCAGCCGACAAGATGAAGAAGGCCACAGGATTGAACTGCTCGGTCGAAAAGGCGGAGCAGTCCTGCCTCGGCTCCTGGGAGAGGGTTACGGTCGGCTCGATCCAGTCTCTGGCACAGGAGACAAGGCTCGCGAAGTTCAGCAGGGATCACTTCCAGACGATCATCGTGGACGAAGCACATCACGCGCTGAGCGACACATACCAGAGGGTTCTGACATACTTCGGAGATGCCAAGGTCCTCGGAGTCACGGCAACACCCGACAGGGGAGACATGAGGAACCTCGGCCAGTTCTTCGAGAGTCTGGCCTTCGAGTATAAACTCCCTCAAGCGATCCGGGACGGTTATCTCTGCCCGATCAAGGCGAGGACGATCCCGCTCAAGATCGACCTCAGTAAGGTCAAGGTTCAGAACGGAGACTTCTCGGCAGGAGACCTGGGCTCGGCGCTCGATCCCTATCTGGAGCAGATCGCGACCGAGATGGAGCAGTTCTGTCAGGATCGGAAGACGGTGGTCTTCCTTCCTCTGGTCGCCACATCGCAGAAGTTCAGGGACATCCTGAACGCTCACGGATTCAAGGCAGCGGAAGTCAACGGCAACAGCTCAGACCGGTCGGAGGTCCTCGAGGACTTCGCAGCGGGCAAGTACAACGTCCTCTGCAACTCAATGCTCCTGACCGAGGGCTGGGACTGCCCGGACGTCGACTGCATCATCGTTCTCAGACCGACGAAGGTCCGGAGCCTATACTGTCAGATGGTCGGAAGAGGCACGAGGATCAGTCCGAACAAGGACCACCTTCTGCTTCTGGACTTCCTATGGCACACGGAGCGGCATGAGCTCTGTCATCCAGCATATTTGATCGCAGAGACCGAGGAAGTCGCCAAGAGGATGACCAAGGACATCGATGAGAGCGGAGAGGCGGTCGACATCGAGGAAGCGGAAGAGACAGCTCAGCAGGAAGTCATTCAGGACAGGGAGGCGGCTCTCGCAGAGAAGCTCGCGGCCATGAGGAAGAAGAAGGCCAAGCTGGTCGACCCTCTCCAGTTCCAGATGAGCATCCTCGACGAGGATCTGATCAACTACACTCCGACCTTCGTGCACGAGATGGCACCGGCATCAAGTAAGCAACTCGCATACATCGAGAAGATGGGACTGCTCCCGGACACGATCCAGAACGCAGGCCACGCATCCATGATTATCAACAAATTGATGGCCAGGGCGGATGCAGGACTCGCCACACCGAAGCAGATCCGACAGCTCGAGCAGAGAGGCTTCCTGCATGTCGGTCAGTGGACCAAAGAACAAGCCACGAAGATGATCGGACGGATCGCAAACAATCACTGGATGACACCGTTCGACATCGATCCGGCTACATATACACCGAGGTAACAAATGAACAGAGAAACACTACAGGACATGCTCAGCCACATTGATCCGAGCCGACTCGACTATTCAGAGTGGACGGCGGTCGGCATGGCGCTCAAGCATGAAGGATTCACGGCGAACGACTGGGAGACATGGTCGGCGAGGGACTCGGCTCGCTATCATCCCGGCGAGTGCTACAGGAAGTGGGACAGCTTCCAGGAAGCAGCGGGAGCCATCGTCACAGGCGGGACTCTCTACCAGATGGCAAGAGACAACGGATGGACACCGGACGAAGGTCACGAGCTCAGCTGGGACGATGAGGTCATCGGCAAGGATGAGCACAAGATCATCGACACCCGATGGCTCGAGGGTCGAGAGCTCACGGAGCCCGGGGACAAGTGGGATCCGGTGGCGGACCTCATCAAGTACATCGAGACCCTGTTCCAGATGGACGAGTTCGTGGGAACAGTCACGGGAGTTTATCAGAACGAAGACGGGAAGTACTTCCCGCAAAAGGGAGACTACTCCCAGACGGCGGGCGAGATCCTCAAGAAGCTCAAGAAGAGCAGAGACATCGGAGCGGTCATCGGAGACCCGAACACAGAGGCGGGCGCATGGATCCGATTCAATCCTCTGGACGGTCAGGGATGCAAGAACGAGAACGTGACAGACTTCCGCTTCGCTCTGGTCGAGTCGGACACGATGGAGATTGAGAAGCAGAACGCGATCCTCCGAGAACTCGAGCTGCCGATCGCCTGTCTGGTACATTCAGGTAAGAAGTCACTCCACGCGATCGTGAGGATCGATGCGGGATCCTATGAAGAATACCGGAGCCGCGTCGACTTCCTCTATAACATCTGCAAGAAGAACGGACTCCAGATCGACACGCAGAACAGGAACCCTTCCAGACTTTCAAGGATGCCCGGCGTCGTGAGGAACGGTCGCAAGCAATATCTCATCGACACCAACATCGGAAAGAAGGACTGGCAGGAGTGGAGAGAGTGGATCGAGGCGGTCAACGATGACCTGCCGGATGCGGAATCGCTCGAGACAATCTGGGACGATCTGCCGCCTCTGGCGGATCCTCTCATCGACGGAGTGCTCAGGCAGGGCCACAAGCTCCTGCTCGCGGGTCCCTCTAAAGCGGGGAAGTCGTTCGCATTGATAGAACTCTGCATCGCGATCGCGGAGGGGAAGCAGTGGCTCGGCTGGCAGTGTGCCCAGGGCCGCGTCCTATATGTCAATCTGGAGCTCGACAGGGCGTCCTGCCTTCACAGGTTCAAGGATGTCTATCAGGCTCTCGGATGGAGACCCTCACACGTTCAGAACATCGACATCTGGAATCTGAGAGGCTCATCGATCCCGATGGACAAGTTGGCACCGAAGCTCATCCGAAGGGCCAACAAGAAGAATTACATCGCGGTCATCATCGACCCGATCTACAAGGTCATAACCGGAGACGAGAACTCAGCCGACCAGATGGCTCACTTCTGCAACCAGTTCGACAAGGTCTGCGCCTCTCTGGGATGCGCGGTCATCTACTGCCACCATCACTCCAAGGGAGCCCAGGGCGACAAGAGAGCCATCGACAGAGCATCAGGATCGGGAGTCTTCGCTCGAGATCCGGATGCGCTCCTGGACATGGTAGAACTCGAGACCACGAAGTCCCTCATCAGCGAGAGGCGGGTCGAGATCGAGGGACAGGTCACGGCTCGGTTCCTGGATCGGGTCGCTCCTGAGTGGAGACAGGACGCGGCTGACCTCGATGCCTACCACATCAGAGAGATGGCACACGAGATCCTCAGCTTCGACCAGGAGTCCGAACTTCTGGAGCAGTACGAGAGAGCGTGGGATCAGGTCAAGGGCCAGACTCCCTGGCGCATCGAGGCAACCCTCCGAGAGTTCCAGGGATTCGAACCGAAGGACTTCTGGTTCACATATCCGATCCACGTGCCGGACAAGAGCTTCATCCTGCAGAAGGCAGACGTCGAAGGCTCGACCATGTCGAAGGAGAAGAAAAAACTCACGATGCAGAAGGCAAGCAAGCAGCAGCGAGAGGAAGAATACATCGAAGCGTTCAACGCTCTGGACGAGCTCGGCAAGGATGTCACCGTCAAGGAACTGGCCGAAGCGATCGGGAAGAGCGACGCAACCGTCAGGAACAACATCAAGAAGATGAAGCAGTTCGAGATCATTCCAAGGAAGGACCGAACAGGTGCCTCGCTCCCTTCGATCGTCAGGCGAAAATGACAGAGGGGAGGGGGGGTCAAACACCCTATACTACGTATAAGGTTTTTATACCCTCCCTATCTTTAGGTGATGTAAAACCCCCTGTGTGAGTTCCGTATACACTCACACACAGGGGGAATACATCAAACCTAAAGCGCGCGCACGAGAGAAAATTATCAACCCCTACCCATTGGAGGACATAAAAATGAACTACGGTTACTGCAGAGTCTCGGCTCGGGATCAGAACCTCAGCAGACAATTCGAAGCGATGAACACGGCGGGAGTCGAGAGGTCTCATATCTTCATGGACAAAGAGAGCGGGAAGAACTTTGACCGCGTGGGCTACCAATCGATGAAGAAGAGGATCCGATCCGGTGACTGCATCTTCGTCCAGTCTCTCGACCGATTCGGTCGCAACTACACCGAGATCATGGAAGAGTGGCGGGACATCATCAGTCGAGGCGTCGACATCGTGGTCATCGACATGGAGATCCTCGACACAAGGACAGCAGGCAGGAACGGTCTGGTCGGTCGCTTCGTGTCGGATCTGGTCCTTCAGGTCCTCGCCTTCGTGGCAGAACAGGAACGGCTCAACATCCGAGAACGTCAGCGACAGGGCATCAAGCTCGCCAGACTTCAGGGGAAGAAGTTCGGGAGACCGTCCTCTGGTCTGCCGGAGAACTTCCACGAAGTCGCTCGACTCTATGAGGGGGGGGCAATAACCGGAACGGAAGCAGCCGACAGACTCGGGATGCCGAAGAGCACGTTCTACTACAAGATCAAACAGGAGACACAACATGATTGAATTTTTTATGCCGATGAACCCTCCGACAGCCACGGCTCAGGAGAAGCAGTTCAACAAGACAACCGGCAAGGTATATCTGAAGAGTGAGGCCAGAGCAGCTCGTGGGATCCTTCAGGCTCATCTGGCGGAGTTCAGACCTCAGGACCCTCTGACAGGTCCGATCGAGCTCACCGTCGTCTGGGCCTATAAGAACATCGAGAAGCCGAACGGATCCTGGCATCAGTCCAAGCCTGACCTCGACAACATCGAGAAGGACTTCATCGACTGCCTGGTCAGGCTCCGATTCATACCGGACGACAAACACATCAGCAGGAAGATCACAGAGAAGAGATGGACCAACGAGGTCCCGGGGATCTACGTCAAGATCCAGAAGCTGGAGGAATAACATGGCCAATCCATTAAAGATCTACATCGCCGGGAAGATAACCGGCAATCCGAACTACAGAGAAGACTTCACGATCGGGACCGTGGCAGTCCTGAAGAAGATCCGGGGAACATACGGACGCAACCTGCCTGTCACCCTGATGCTCCCGAGCACGGAGCCGAAGGGACTCACCAACAGACACTACATGAGGATCAGCCTCGACAGGATCGACGAGTGTGACATCGTGGCCTTCCTTCCAAACTTCACCGACAGCCAAGGAGCTCAGATCGAGGAACGCTATGCACGGTACACCGACAAGCAGCTGATGTATCTCACGGTGGAAGAGTTCGAGAGCGTCCGATCGGTTCAGGAGAGGAAGAAGGCAGAACAGCCGTACATCATCATTGGAGAGGAGGACGACAGGGAATGACAGCAGTAAATGAAACCAGATTCTGGCAGGCAGTCGAAGAGGCGAGGATCCGGTCAGGGTGTAAGAATCTCCAGGAACTCGCCAAGAGGCTCGACCTCATCCCGGCATACTTCTCACAGCTCAGGGCCAGAGGCAACGATCCTAAGGCCGACATTATTCGGGCGATCGCACTCAAGGCCAACATCAGCTCAGACTGGATGCTCGGACTCACTAACATCAGAGAGAGAAGGTGGTCTTCGTGACGGACCGGCAGAAGAGAGCCGACGAGTGGCTCAACAGGAACTACCTCGAGTGGAGAGAGCTCGAGCTCCTGAAGCTCAGACTCGAGATGAGCGAGTCAATGCTCAGCACCGGAGTCAGTAAGCTCTCCCGATCGGAGGTCCAGACCGATCACGTGGAGAACGTTCAGGAGTCAAAACAGATCGAGGCATCATCGCTTCGTGAGGTGGTCGAGAACAGGATCCGGGCTCTGGACATTGGAGACACTCTCACGATCCAGGCGATCGGTCACATCCCGTCAGCTGATGTCAGGATGGTCATGCTCAGGCGATACATTTACAGATATTCCTGGAAGCAGATCGCCAATGAGCTCGGCTATGATCGGAGGACACTATTCAGGAAGAGGCTCGAAGGACTCGACACGGTGGCGGACTTTTTAGCGGTCCGCTACTAAAAAATCAAAAGATGTCACCCAATGTCACACATATATATGTTAAAGTCAAATCGATGAAACCATCCTGTGGTTCTCCATTAGGCGTCCGACTATAAATTAGTCGGGCGTCTTTTGTTACCGGGAAACAAGAAGAGAGTGATCGCAAACATGCCCGACCTGTACAACACATCAAAGTGGCAACACATACGCGAGGGAGTCCTCCGAAGAGCGAACTACTACTGTAAGAATTGCTTACGTTATGGCATACCACACCAAGCTTCTACCGTCCACCATATACTCCCGCGCGAGTACTTCCCGGAACTCGAGACCACAGGATGGAATCTCATCGCACTCTGCGATAAGTGCCACAACAAGATGCACGACCGGGACAGTCACGAGCTGACCGACCTCGGGATGCAGTGGGCGGAACGGATCGCAAGGAATCACAGGAAGGAGACAGAAGGATGGAGGATGAGATTCAATACCGGAGCGGATGGCCAAAGCAGCAGGGATGGTATGACGTAAAGGTCGACGGTGAGGACGACAGACTCAGGCACTGGATCTGTCAGCTCAGCGGACGGCACGAGTGGATTGATGTCGATGGTCACTACATCAGAGACAAGGAGGTCCTCTGGTGTGGAGAAGCCGAGACGAGATTCTGAAATAAGCGGACGCCCCCCGGTCGAAAAAATCTCAACGGCTGCCTGACAGAACGGC